AAGCGAACAGTTGTGCGAAGGATTGCACTCGACAGATTTTAATGGTAAATGCTTTAAATGTGGCGAACAAGTTTTTGTAAGAGAACCGAAGTAAGCACAATTACCGCTAACGAAAAAATATAAAAACAGTATGGATTTAAAAGAACTATTTGGAGAAAGACACGAAGAAGAGGAATACGGATTAATTAACTAAAAATACGGAAAATGAATGTACCACAAGTAATTAAAAAAGGAGACAACAAAATAGGATTAGGACCAAGTATGTCTCCTCCAAAAGTAGATTGCAGAGTATGGGCTGAAGATAGCTACCAAGAAGTACTTGAAATACTAACAGAAGTAAGAAAAAAAGACATACAAAAGTATGTAGATGGGGAAAGCCCATTACTTCCCCAAACCTTAAGGAAGCGATTGTTTGACTTCTTAACCTCTAATGGCTTATAACGTGTTGTGTATAGGTAGTTTTTACCCGATTTAATAACTAAAATTTAATAAAATGCAAGCAAAAACAATATATCTAAAGATTAAAAGAGAGATTACTAGAGGGCTATATGCTTATGATGACCAAATAGCTGCAATTGCTAAATGGGTAGAAAGTGAGTTTGAAGAAAAAAAGCAAGGGCAAATATTACCTATAGATAATGTTAGCAAACAACGTGAACTGTTAATTGACTTCTTAGATTATGTACTAATGTGCCAAGATGAAGGAGCAAACATTGTAGATAGAGATAAGTATGTAGATGGATATTTAGGAAATTAATAGTGGCTAACGGATGGTAATATGGTTAGTGCGGATTAATAACTAAAAACTTAATAAAATGAAAATAGATATAGAAAACTTAAAAGCACAAATGACAGGTAGAGAATTAAATATCTATCAAATTGCAAAAGCATTAAGAGAATTTAATAAACTGCTTGATTATGTAAACGAATTAGAGCAATTAACTATACCCGTTGTTGTAGAGCAAAGCGAACAGTTACTTTGCAAGCATTGTGATAATAAAAAAGCATTGCACTCTAGAGCATCAGGACTTTGCCCAAATATGTTCAAACACTTTGAAGCAAAGTAATTGCCTACAACTAACCGATATGAGTATGTTTTAACATTAAAAAATATCATGAAAAATAAAATTATAGACACGATTTTGACAACCCTTACCTGCTCCCTGGTTTTTATTTCAGTCAGCACTCTTTTAGTGGTGATCTGCACTCTGCTAGACCTTTTTGATAAATACATAACTTCATAGAGATTTCATTTAAAGAGTCATGATTATTAATATAGAAATTAAATTAGAATGAAAAATATACCAAAAAAATTTAAAGTCTTTGCATCTACAATAAATGTAGGCTTTGATAACATAAGACTAAGTAATGAAGGAGTATTAGGCGATTGTAGTTTTACAGATAACCAAATAAATATTTGCTCCGAATATAAAGGCGAAAAAGTAACTGACTGTAATACATTAGATACATTCTATCACGAAAAAGTACATGTTATTTTGGATGCAATGGGAGAACACAAACTATCTAAAAAGGAAAAATTTGTAGAAGTTTTTGCTAGGCTATTAAGACAAACTGATGAGAGCGCAGAGTTTTAAGATTTTAAATTAATAGAATGACTGAAAATGAATTAAAAGGGCTTGGTTTTAGATTAACCGAAAAGTATGAACACGACCAATATCATACAAACCGATACGCTAAGGGCATTTTAGAAGTAGAATTTACATATGAAGGCGATAATTTACTTACTTGCGATTTGACTATTTCAGAGCTGAACGGCAAGCCAGTAACGCTTGACGAAATGAAAGCCCTGACACCTATACTTGGAGAATGGCACGAGTAGATTTAAGACAAATACAAGTATTATTAGGACATAGCTCTAGTAAAACAACAGAAATTTACACCCATGTAGCTACAAATACTTTTAAAACAATAAAAAATCCCTTAGATTAGTAGGTAATGACAAAGAAGATATATGCGTACTAGTACGTTTAGCCCTGCGTTGTGCTTCATGCGAAAAAAACAAACACATATCAAATGAATAAACTTTTTATAAGCTACTCACACAAAGACGAAAATCTAATTGAAGATTTTATCACTCATGTTGCACCATTAAAAAATAATGGCATTCTATCAGAATGGTATGACAGAAAGATTGAGACAGGAGAAGGCTTTCAAAATTATATTGACAATAACTTAGAAAATGCAGATATAATCTGTTTAATGATTTCAAGCAATTTTCTAGCTTCAAAACCTTGCTTAGAAGAGAAAGATATTGCCCTAAAATTAAGAGAGAATAAAGGTATCAGAGTAATCCCAATAATTCTAAGTCCATGTGCATGGACTACTCATAAAGAATTAAGCGAATTATTGGCGATACCAACGGATGGCAAAGCCGTGACTTCATTTACAGATAAAAACGAAGGGTGGTTAGATGCTATAAATTGGATAATGAAAGTTTGTCATTCGGTAAACACAATCAAATCCTTGAAATTAAAAGACCGATTTAACAAATTCCTAAATAGTGCGGATATCTTATCCAAATCACATAAAAACAAAGAGGTATTAAACCTTGACGACATATTCGTTTACCCTAGATTAAAATGTTATAATGAAGAAGAAGTTTCACATAAGTACGATTCTAAAAAATTCAACTCAGAAATACTTATTTATGAGAAGCTAATTATTGCAGGAGAAAACCAAGCGGGAAAAACCACACTTTGTAAAGTGCTATTTCAAATTTATAGAGAACATAACTTCGTTCCTATCTTTCTAGATGATGAAAACAAATATTTAGGAAACCCTCACAAAAAACTCGAAAAAGCATTTTTAGAACAATATGATTTCGAAAGTTTTGATGAGATTGATATTAAAAGAGTTGTTCCAATAGTCGACAACTTCCATATTGCAAAATATCAGGAAAAATATATTGAACAATATGAATCATTTAGGTATCAGGTTTTAATAGTTGACGATATTTTTGGCTTGAATATCAAAAATCAAGCTTTAATAGCTGAATATAGCAAGTTTAAAATAAGAGAATTTACATCCTTAGAGCGCAATGAGTTAATACGAAAATGGATTGAAGTAAAAGAAGAATCTCAAATACAAATCAACCCTAACCACCTACAGCAAAGCATTGATGATAAAACTGAAAAAATTGAGAATTCTCTTGGAATTATTTTTGGTAAAGGCATCATGCCTTCATATCCATTTTTCATTCTATCAATACTTGCAGCCCAAGACACACAAAAACCTCTTGATTCAGAAATAACATCTCAAGGTCATTGTTATCAGGCTTTGATTTACTTATATCTAAGAAGAGAAGGTGTTACAAATGAACAAATCGACATTTATACCAACTTTTTAACTGAATTGTCATATTGGATTTTTGACAAAAAGAATGGAGTTAATCTAGATAGAAATGATTTTGAAGAATTTACAGAGTTTTATGAATCCAACTTCAATTTACCTATTCCATTAAGTGAATTGGTGGCGAAACTTTCCAATGTAAACATATGTAAATTCGATTCTTTTAATCAGTATGGTTTCTGCTATTCCTACATTTACTTCTTTTTTGTTGCCAAGTACCTTTCAGAACATGAAGCTGAACAAAAAGAAGCAATAGCTAACCTTCTTTCAAATCTTCACAAGGATGAGAATGCATACATAACAGTATTTATTGCACATCATACAAAATCAGACTACCTGCTTGACGAACTCTTGCTGAATGCCGAAATACTATTTGAAAAGTATGAGCCTGCCACTTTAGAAACGGACGAACTATCATTTTTTGATAAACATGAAGACAAAATAGTAAAGGCAATTTTACCTTCTTATCAACATGACCCAGAAGCAGAAAGAAAAAAGTTGCTGATTGAAAAATCTGAAATTGAAGACACAAGAAATGATGAACCAAACAACACTCCTTTGGATAATGATGAAATTTCTTCTGAATTACTTCAGGATTTAAGATTGAGCATAAAAACGGTTGAAGTAATGGGTTTAATCATTAAAAACCGTTCGGGTTCACTCAGCTTAGATCGTCTTGAATACATTTTTGAACAAGGTCTTAAATTACACCTAAGAATTTTAACCTCATTCATTGAAATAATTAAAGACGAAGGAACAGAACAATTAATTGTCAATCTTCTAAAAGAGCGCATAAACCATATCATAGAAGAAAATGAAGATAGAAAAGACTTAAGCGTTGATAAGGTTGAAAAACTAGTTAAAGCAATTTATTGGAATGTAAATTTTGGAGTATTGCATGGATTTATTACTAAGGCAATTCATGCTTTAGGCTCTATTAACCTATTGAAAATAGCTGAAAATGTGAGCACAAAAGAATCAACTCCTGCAGCTTTCATAGTTAACCATGGAATTAAAATGTGGTATGATAAGAATGTCAGGCTAAATGAAATATCTGATAGGATTTCTAATAAGGATTTTTCCAAAACAGCGGAACAACTTTTAAAATTTAAAGTTGTAGAACATTGCATAATGCATAAAATCGAATTTAAAAAACTGAAGGAAATAGAAGACAAACTACATCTTCCTGCGTCAAAATTGTTAGCTGAAATAGCAAAACATAAATAAAAGCCAGCTGCCAATAACTAAGTATTCGGCTCGCCGATAGTCAAGAGCTGGATACTGTGTAGACACGGTGCATAATTAGTAGTTAATAATACTCTACTTATGAAAATTCTGAACTTAAAGCTGTAAAAGACGTAATTAAGAATCTTCAATAAAAAAGCTATATTTTGAAAATTCTTATTGCTTTTTAATAATAAATATCTAGTTATTTATTATATTTGTTTTTTACACATATTTCTTCAAAATCCTGATTTTAATCAGGTACATATTTCTGGCAGTGATCTTAACACTGCACCCCAACAACATCACATAGATGACGAAAGTCATAAATTCAAAAGTATTAAAGACTCAAACTATTGAGTGGAAAACCCTTGAATTTATTCAGCAGGATAATTTTAAAGATTGGATACCCTCTGGTGATGAGAAACTAGAAAATTCATTAATAAAATATCAATTCATAGACCCTTTTAAGGTTTGGGAGAATGAAGGTGTATTGTATTGCCTTGATGGTAAGCATAGGTTCCTTGATCTTAAAAACCTAATAGAAAAAGGTATTGAGGTGCCAGAACTACTTCCAGCTACTTTTATTGATTGTATTAACAAAAAAGAAGCTGCAGAGCTTGTTATTGTTTATTCTTCTGCATACGCTAAAATTACACAGAAAGGATTATTTGATTTTGTAACAGAATTCGAACTTGATCTACCAGACTTAAAAAACTTTATAAATATTCCTGATTTCTCTATTGAAAGATACGAACAGAAATTTGACATATACGATACAGGTTCTTGTGAGGAGCCGCACGTTATTATTCATCCGGATAAAATAATAGTTAAGCCTGGTGATTTATTTCAAATAAATGACCACCGGTTAATTTGCTCTTCTTTCATGGATGAAAACTCAGTTACTGAACTGATGAATGGAGAAAAAGCAAGGATTATAAATTGTGATCCCCCATATAATTTACCAGCAAACTTCTTTACAAATAAAAACGAGAAAAAACATGAAGATTTTGCTATGGCCAGTGGAGAAATGACCGATGAAGAGTTTGTCAAGTTTCTTTCTTTGATCATGCAAGCATCAATAGACAATTCGGTACAAGGTGCAATCCATTATATTTTTATGGACTTTAGGCACTCATGGCATATGGGAGAAGCCGCTAGACTAATTTACGGTAGCCCACAGCCAAAACAAGTTTGTGTTTGGAATAAAGACATGATGGCCAATGGATCTTTTTATAGAGCTCAACATGAGCTTTGTTTTATATTCTCTGATGAAAAAGCCAAAGCGCTCTGGAATAAAGATATGCTAGATTATGGAGGGCATTTCTACAAAGACAATAACGAGTGGTGTTTTATTTTCAAGAACGGAGATAAAGCTAAACACTTATCTCACCTAGAACTTCAGCACAGAATTAGAACAAACGTATGGAGATACCCATCAGCAACTTCAACAGCTAATCCTGATAGGTTTGAATTAAAAAACCACCCCACACCCAAGCCTGTAAATATGATTGCAGATTCAATTCTTGACACCACAAACAAAGGTGATATTGTAATTGATTGGTTTCTTGGATCTGGTACCGCTCTAATAGCAACAGAACACACAAAAAGGAAAGGTAGATTCACGGATATTGAACCAATGTATATTCAATCTTCCATAAATAGATACATAAACTATTGCAATAAAAGAAATCTAGATGTTAATTTTACTCACTTAAACGGTAAGTTAACCTTAAAAGATTTCACCTATGAGCAATTATAATTCATTAATTCAAATGAGAGACACTATTATCGATTATCTGGAAAAAGAGAAAAGCATTAATGAAGATGCTTTGAAAGCTTATGAACCACAGGTAATCCCAGAAGACAATGAAGCTATTCGAGTAATGAGGGAAAAAGAAAGAATTAAAATCAACGATAGAGTCTATGAACTCAAAAGACATATTGAAGTAATTAAAAGAATGTATCCCAGTGAGTAGATAATTCATAATGATTCATATAAAGAAAATATGGCCAAAAGTTCTAAAATAGAATTAGAAAGAAGAATATTTACTATTCAGGGCTGGATCATTGATGGTGTTCAGGACTATTTGATTTTAAAACAATCAAAGAGCCAATGGAGTATTGGCTTAAGACAGTCTAGAAACTATTTAAAAAAGGCTTATCAAAACTGGAAAGAAGACATTGATATTGACATTGATTTAAAGAGAAGTGCTAAAATCGCTGAATTAAAGCAATTGAAAAGAAGTTTAAAAGAAGAGCACAAAGGCTCTCCCTCTGGAATTAGAGCCATAATGATGGTTGAAAGGGAGATTATCAAAATTGAAGGTTTAGTTATTAGAAAGGTAGATATAACATCAGGCGGAAAACCACTTCAAATATCAGATGAAGAAAGGGACGCTAGAATTGAAGTTTTAATAAATAAGAGAAATGCTAACAAAGGATGAATCAATTGAACTTGAAAATCTTTTGTATAATCAAATAATATCTGAAAGCAGGAATGATTTACTAAAGTTCACAGCGACTACTTTTAAAAAATTTGAGCCTGAATGGTTTCATATTAAGTTCTATGACATACTGAACCGCTTTGCAAATACTGAAATAAAGAATTTGATTATTTCTATGCCACCTCAGCACGGTAAATCTGAAGGGAGCTCGAGAAGACTACCAGCTTATATTGCGGGCCTTAGACCAGATGAAAAACAAGCAGTAGTTAGTTTTGCTGCTCATAAGGCTGAAAAGTTTGGAAGGGAGATAATGGGAATAATGAACGAAAATGAGTATAAAGCTATTTTTCCTAATGTAAAATACCCAGATAGAGGTTACCCTGGACAGAAAGCAAATACAAATCAAAATAGAGAATCTATTAACAGCGATGGATCTATGAAGTTTGTAGGTGTAGGTGGGCCACTTACAGGAGATCCTGTAGATGTTTTAATAATGGATGATTTGTACAAAGACTGGCACGATGGTAACTCACCTATTGTACAAAAAAGAATATGGGACTGGTATATATCAGTTGCAGAAACAAGACTCCACAATGACTCTCAACAGCTAATTGTATTTACAAGATGGTCCGAAAATGATTTGATTGCTAAATTGGAAGATGTTGGAAAAGTAGTTGAATGGAATGGGAATGAATCCCTTGATGATTTAATTGTAAAATTAAAACATGATGAATTTTTAAAAATTAACTGGACCGCAATTAAAGAGGGTAGCATAAATGAATTTGATGAAAGAAAAGATGGAGAGGCTTTATGGCCAAAAAAGCATTCTTTACAAAAATTAGTTTCTACTAGAGATAAGGATCCAGATAAATTTGATTGCTTATATCAAGGAAACCCTGTAAATAAAGACGGATTGCTCTATCCTAATGAGTTTAAAACGTATTCATCACTACCAGTGTTCAAAATCAAAAAGAATTATACAGACACAGCCGATACTGGAAAAGATAATCTGTGTTCTATCAACTACGGAGTTGCTTTAAGCGAAACCAACGAACACCTATATGTGATTGACCTAGTTTATACTGATAAAGCTATGGAAAAAACAGAGCCTTTAGTTGCATCAATTTTAATAAATAATCTAATAAACACTACAAAAATTGAAAGCAATAATGGAGGTAGGAGTTTTGCAAGAAACGTGGAAGCTATCACAAAAAAAGAAGAAATTCCAATAACTTACAACTGGTTTCATCAAAGCAATAATAAAGAGGCTAGAATATTCTCTAATTCAGCAACAGTAAACAGGAGAATTGTATTTCCAGATGATTGGCATATTAGATGGCCTGAATTTTACAAAGCGGTTACAAAGTATAAAAAAATATTTTCTTTAAATGAATTTGATGATGCTCCAGATACATTGACAGGAATCATAGAAGAAGAAAGCAAGTCAAATTTTAGAATTTCACCAGAAGTAAACGCAAACGACTTAGGTCTATTTTAAATAAACAATTTATGACATTTTTAGAACTATTATCAGAGAATAAAATATCAGAGGCTTATCTATTGCTAAACTCTAAAGAGGGTGTTCAAAACAACGCTAATGAATACAATAATAAGCGAGATATAAGAAACGGACAAGTAGGTAAGCGTATTGACAAAACCTCTAAAAACGATACTGTAACAGTTGCAAAAATCCCTATTCCTTTTCAGCGTAAAATAGTTAAAAGCGCTGCTTCATTTTTATTTGGCAGCCCCATTGAAGTTGTTTATTCTGAAAATAAAGAGCCTTCAGAATACTTAAGGGACTACTGGAAGTCATTAAGAATGAATTCAATTCTTTTAGAATTTTGTAAAACAGTGAAATCAGAAACTGAAGCTACAATAGTTTTCTTTATTGTTCAAAACGAAGGAGAAGAACCAAAGCTGAAATCAAGGCTTTTAACTTCTAAAAACGGAAAAGTATATCCTGTTTTTGACGCTTTTGGAGACATGGTTTCCTTTGCCTGGGAGTATAATACAAAAGAATCTGACAAAGAGACTAAGTACCTTTACGTTTGGACTAAAGAAAAAAACTACATATTTAAAGAAGGTGGTAACGGATGGGCCTTAACAGATGGAGGAGAGACCGAAAATCTATTTGGTAAAATTCCAGTAGTTTATTTAAGCCAAGAGAATCCAGAGTGGTGGGAGGTTCAAGATTTAATAGACACCTATGAAATGTCATTTTCTAAGTTTGTAGATACCAATGGATATTTTGCCAGCCCAATGTATAAGGTTAAAGGCGCTGTAGCTTCAATCCCTAAGAAAGATGAAACTGGTAAAATGGTTCAGCTTGACATTATAGAAACTGAAAAAGGTAATATCATAGAAGCCGATTTGGAGGTGCTTTCATGGGACCGGGCACCTGAAGCTTTAAAATTAGAATTTGAAACCTCTAAAGGATTGATATATGGGCTTACAGATACTCCAGACTTATCATTTGATAGCGTTAAAGGGCTAGGTAGCGTTTCTGGAATTGCTTTAAAACTATTGTTTTTCGGATCAATTCTAAAGGCTAAGTGGGATGAAGGGGATTACCAAACGGCAATTAGCAGAATGTTTAATTTAATTATTGCGAGTTCTAAAACTATAAATTCTAAATTGAATTTTGACGAATTAGAGATAGATGTAAGATTTACATCTGTATTGCCAGAGAATTTAAAAGAAATTATAGAAGTGTTATCAGAGGCCACTGGAGGAAAGGCTATCATGTCCCAGAAAACAGCAATTAGTCACAATCCATTAGTTAGTAATGATGAATTAGAATTAGAGGCAATTAATAGCGAAGATGCAGCTTCAAGGACTCAGGATTTAGGAAGTTCATTTTTATAAGATGATTAAAAAATTAAAAGTACTGTGGCTAAAATGGAAATGGGTGCTCTTTGGAAAGAAGACATTCAAGCAAGCTAATTATGAGATTAATAAAGAGCGAGCAGCTCATCTAATAAAGCCTAAGAAACGTTTTAAAATCAGTAATGCTAACTATGCATCTACTAAAAGATCAAAGAAAATATGAAATCTACAGAAACAATAAAATCATTTCTTGAAGCTTGGAAAGCTGAGGATTACAAAAAAATGCACGATTTGAGTCAAAAGACTTATAAAGTTGCTAATTCTAAAATACAACTTAAAAACCTCTTTAATGAAAGGCTTAAGTCATATAAAATAACATCTTTAAATGAAGTTAATGACGTTGTTCATGATTTTGAATTGACTTTAAAAGTAGATGGTAAGCAACGCAAAGCAATAGCGAGGCTAATTTGTGAATCAGAGCCATTTAATGCTGACATTCATGGTGATTGGGGGGTTAATCCAATAAGTATTAATCGGTTATTATAATTGAGAACGCCAGAGAGCCATAAACAACTATTAAACTTCTTGTTATTACAGGAAAATGTTTTTGGCTCCATATATCAAAATATGGCTAAAGAACTTTCTTCAGTTCTTAAACTATATAAAATAAATGCCAATTCTAGCGTTTGGCATAAAAACCCTGAAGTAAAGAAAAAGTTAAATGCTGTATTGTCTAAGTACCGAAAATTAATTTACGAGAATATTTCATTAAGTACAGCTTCAGCTTGGGAACTTTCTAATAGCCATAATGATAGTTTAGTTTCAAATTACATAAAAGGCATTCCTATTACAGAAAGCGGATCTAAAAAGTTCTTTAACCGCAATAAAGAAGCTTTAAAAGCTTTTCAGAATAGAACTAAAGGAGGTTTAAAATTATCTGATAGGGTTTGGAATCTTACCAATCAAACAAAGCAACAATTAGAATCATTTTTAGCCAGCGGCCTAACATCAGGTAGTTCTGCTAAATCATTAGCATCAGACTTACAGAGGTACTTAAAAGAACCTGAAAAAAGATTTAGAAGATTAAGAAATCCTGAAACAGGAAAATTGGTTATTTCAGATCCTGCTAAAAATTATAAACCCGGGAGAGGTGTATATCGTTCTAGTTATAAAAACTCACTAAGGTTAGCCCGTAATGAAATAAATATAGCTTACAGAACTTCGGATAATGAAAGAAGGAAGCAATTACCATTTGTACTAGGCATTCAGGTTAGTTTAAGCCCAGCGCATCCTGAATATGATATTTGTGATGAATTACAGGGGGAATACCCAAAAGATTTTCAATTCACAGGCTGGCACCCAAATTGCCTTTGCTTCACAACTACTAAATTAATGTCTAAAGAAGACTTTGCAAAACAAGTTAATGGCATGAAAATACCTGAGTCAAAGTATGTGAAGTCAATACCTACTGCAGCACAAAAATATATCAAAGAAAATTCAGAAAGGATTAAAAGTTTTTCAAACAAGCCTTATTTTATTCAAGATAACTTCAAAAAAAGTAAAGATGGATTTGAATTGAAATAAACATGGAAATAAGGTCAGAGATTTTAAAAAACACACAAGACCACATTGAAGAGCATGGTCTAAGCACCTCATCAGAGGAATTATTTATAAGTTTTGAAATACTATCTACTCTTCATCGTGAATTTGAAGCTTATTTAAATAATGAAAAATTAATCTTTAGACTTAATGCCATGAAAAGAAATAAGAGACTTAAAGAAAAAAGAAAGCTTTTTGCTGTGTGGTATATTGCAAAAAATCAAGATAAAAAAATGATGAAAGAAATGCTTTACGAACTTTCTGAAATGTTTTTTATAACCACAAGAAGCGTTCAGAATGACTTATTTCACGAAACTACTGAACAGAATTAGAAAATACCTTATCCAATATTAGGCTATAACATAGATTTGAATCAAATAAGAAAACAAATACTATGACTTTATTAGAGAAACTCAAAGCAGCACTTAAATTAAAAGGGTTAAGCGAGGGTCTTGCAGATTTAATTAACATCACATCTGAAGATCAAATCGAGGGGATTTTAACTCAATTATCATCAACTCAAAACTCTGACGAATTGGACTTTTCAAAAGTACTTTCATCAAATGAATTCAATGCGTATGTTCAAAAAAATGGGTTTGATTCACTTTTAAAAAATTCAAAAACATTACAGAGCGAACATGACAAAAAAGTGAGTTCAGGAATCAAAACATTTAAAGAGAAATACTTTAAAGATATGGATCCAGAAGGTGCGGAAGGGCATGAAGACGGTAAAGGTAAAGAAGGTATGCAAAATCAAAATGACGCTCCTGAATGGGCTAAAGCATTAATTAGTAAGGTAGAAAACCTAGAGAAAGAAAAAGCCAGCACTGGTAAACTTTCACAAGCTAAAGATTTATTTACCAAATCCGTTACACTTCAAAAACTTCCAGAAAAACTACAAAACAGTTGGTTAAACAGAATTAATCTTGAAAGCGAAACTTCATTCGAGGACCAAATTAAGGCACTTGAAGAAGAAGTTACTGAGTTTAAAATTGTGACCGTTAACTCAAAAGGTTTACCTATTGGTGGAGGTTCAGCAGACAAGCCTTCAGATTCAGAAGTTAATGACATAGTAGATGCAATCGTTTAATCTAAAATTAATTTAAAAAATGGCAACAGCGAATTTAACTACAAGCCAAAGTGTTGATACTACTAACGATTCTGTCGTTATAGTAAAATACTTTGAAGGTATTCCAGGAGGTCGCACTTTAAACGTTACAGGGTTTGCTGATGATGAAATATCAGCTGGTCATGTAATTATAAAGGAAACTTCCAGCGGTGAATACAAACCACTAGCAGTAACAGGTACTTTACCAGCTTCACATACCTATGCAGGTATTTTAGTGGCATCAATCAAAAAAGAAAATGCACAAGCAGCTATTATGGTACGTGGTACTGTAAACGAAGCATACGCAAAATATGCGATTCCAACAGCTGCAAAAAATGCATTAAGTTTAATCAGATTTATAAGCGAATAAGATGGTAGCTAGTATTTTTAAAGACCTGATAAGTAAGTACTTTCCAGCCGTAGCTGCGAAACTAACTGAAAGATTTAACGGAAAAGTAGAAACTCCTGTATTTGAGCATCAAAAATACTTGAAGCCTGAGTTTTCTACAGACATGAAATTTTCTTCATTAAGCAGCAACAGTTCTATTGTAGCTGCAGATGTCGTATCATTAGATTCTGAATTACCTCTAAAAAAGCGGGGTTCTTTCAAAACAGCAGAGGGAGAAATTCCAAAGCTTGGAATGAAGAAATCTTTAAATGAAACTCAGCTTCAAGGAATTAAAAACCTTAAATCTAGAGGTGGCAAGCATCTAGTAATGGCTCAAAAGCTATTTACAGATTTAGCCGATGGTGTTAAAGGTGTTTACGAACGTCTTGACATAATGTTTCTCCAGGCTCTCTCAACCGGTGTAACTATTATTGATGAAAACAATAATACAGGGACTGGTATTCGTGTTGATTTTGGAATTCCATCAAAAAATCAGTTTGGAGTTCAAAAAGTATGGACTGAAGCAAGTGCTAAACCTATAACAGACATTGAAAATGTTGTTTCAGCTGCTAGGGGTAACGGCAATACATTATTAAACATCTTCATGGATAAAGTAACGTTTAACGCTTTTAAGTCTAATGAAGAGGTTAAAAAAGCCTTTGCTGGATTCAATCGCGTGGATGCTAGTTTGATATTTAGAATTAATAGAACTGAAATAGACGCTTTTCTTTTAGAAGAATTTGGAATGACATTGATAGTAATCGATAAAACAGTCCAGGTAGAAAAAGGTGGTGTTAAAGTTGGTTATGAGCCTTGGGAGCGAGGAAATGTAACATTTACTTCATCTTTAGATTTAGGAAGTATCACTTGGTCAGAGTTGGCTGAGTTAGATTCTCCTGTTGATGGTGTTGAATATGGAGTAATCGATAGCTTTATATTAGGTTCGCTTTATAGAACTAATGATCCATTAAGAGAAAACACAAGTGTTCAAGCCTTGGCTATTCCAGTGCTTGATAATGTAGATTCTATTTACATAATGGACACTAACGAGGCCACCGCTAGTTTAGACACACAAACTGAGGATGATGCTGATTACTCATACAATTCAGTTGACTACACTAAAGTATCGGTAGTTGCAGGTATAAACGCTGCTAGATCAGTAGATAATCATGTTCCAAAAGCTACAACAGCTCAATCAGATGCTACTCTAGCTAAGAAAATTGATAGTCTATCAGATGCAGGTATTGCTTTATTTGAAGATGAATTAGTAGCTTCTGCATAATGACGGTTTTAGAAGCCATAAAAGCTAATCCTATACTGGTAAATGTACCGGTAAACTATATTGAATCAGTAATGATTAGCCGGTCCGTTAGTGGGTCGGCTGATTATACTGAAAGTTCATTGAAAGATGTAGAATTAGTGTCAGCGGATTTATATGCTGCAATAGCTACTTTACCTGAATTTAAGGAAGGTCAATTATCATTAAAATATGATAGTGGAATTCTTAAATCTAGAGCTTTGGCATTGTACAATAAATATGATGACGATAAGGCAATTGAACTAAGACCTCAACCTATAATAGTCAATGTCACTGATGTAAGCAATGCTTAAGAGATACCCACATAATGGAAAAATAGTTGTTGTTTTTGAGAATGATTCTAATACTGGAATTTCATCAACTAAAACAGAAGAATTCATTATTGAAGGTAGGTTTGAGCCAGAAGCAAGTAAATCAGACAACATAGATTATAAGGGTAAGTTTTATTGTGAAAGTTTAGATTACCTATTAAAAAAGTTCATTGAAAAAGGATTGTTTCCTGATAGCTTAATTTCTAATGAAGAGAGCACTAAATTAATACCTTTTGGTATTGATGGTCAAACCTTAATTTATAATGATAAGCGCTTTCAAATAGTAATGCTTCATAATTATCAAACTCATTGTGAGATATGGCTAGAATAAATGGAATGAAAGCACTTTTTGGATCACACCAGATAAAAAATGTAATTGAAAATTTTCAAAAGGAAAATGAAAAAAGAACATTAATATCTCTGCAATATCAAGGTGAGTTATTTGTAAATAAAGCTAGGCTAAGTGGAACATATAGAGATATCACAGGCAATTTAAGAAGCTCTATTGGTTACGTAATTCTAAAAAATGGCGTTGAGGTAGATAGTAATTTCATAGGTAATTCTGATGGATCCTTAAAAGGAAAAAATGTTGCAAATGAAGTTGCAAAACAATACCCTAAAGGATATGTTTTAATTGGAGTAGCGGGCATGGATTACGCTGCTTATGTTGAAGCAAAAAACTATGATGTAATAACAGGTTCAGCGCCTACAAGCGCAGAATTAAAATCTATTTTAAATGCGATCAACTCTTGATATTTCATCTGCTTTATTCCAATTGGTAAACATTCCAATTGTGAAGAATGAAATAAGCGGTAAAGTACATATAGGAGACGCGCCAAACGGAAGTCAGTTAGAAGAAATCACTATTAAGGTTTTAAACAACCCAAATACATACCTTCAAAACGGATTTATAAATTTAAATATTTATACTCCACAACTAAAATCTGGGAGGGCTAATTTAGAAAGGCTTCAGCAATTAATAGGTATAATAATTCCACTAATAAAAGACGTATCAATAAACAGCTATCATTTTCAGATTGACGATGATAAAGGGGTTTTCAAAGATCAAGACAATGACGGCATGTACTTTTACAATTTTAAAATAGAATTTCAAACAATTTAAAACAATTTAAAAATGGCAGCAAATAATAATTTTTTAGGAATTTTAGCATTCGCTCTTGGAGCGCCAGGGGATGGAATAATGGGAACAACTTTAACTAATTTCCCAGACGTGGAAGTTGGTAGTGTTAATATTGAAGGATCTCAAGCCAATCAAGAAACCATCTCAACAGAAGGTAGTGACGCGTACATTACTTTAAACAACGACGCGACACCAACAACAGTTAACGCGAGATTGTATGGTGTAACGCCATTACAAATGGTACTTCTTGCTGGGGGATCAGTAGATGAGGGTGATGGTTTATGGAATGCACCACGTAGCGTTCCTGAAATTAATCTTTCATTTAAAATGGAAGGTAAACCTAACAATGGCAGAAAGGGTGTTTTAGAAATGGCTTATGCTAAAATAACAGCCAGAGTTCAAGGAACGGTTACTAAAAATGGATTACCTGCAGTTGATTTAGTTATCACAGCAAACACTCCAGTATCAGCAGCAAATGTTCAAGGACCACCTTTTAGAATTGGTACCATAGAGGCGTAAAAAATACAATCAATTTAAATCAAAAGCCATTATATATCTAATGGCTTTTTTTACATGTATAAATGGATACTAGAAAACAATTACTGGATGCTTTTGTAAGAAAATCTACTACTTACACAATAGAAGTTCGTAAATCTGAAATGCTTCCAGCTGAATTAATTGAAAGGAAGGAAATTGATTTTAAGATAAAACCACCAACAACTTATGTTTTGTCATTATGCGCTTCCTTAATGGAAGACATACCTGATGAGGTTTACAATACTGAAAATGCAGATTTAAAAACTGCAATGACCTATCAAGATCAAATTGCTAGAATAATTTCTGTTTTATCATGGGAAGACAGTGATTATCCTGAGTGGTACGTAGAGTTCATACTTAAGAATGTACAAATTGTTGATTTACTTAAAATAATGCAGGAAACGGCTTTAAAATGCAATCCTAGTTTTTTTTTGAGTTGTTTCCAGATTGCAAAAGTGAGCAATCCGATGAATCTAAACGATTCAATCCCTACAGCTTCATAGGTAGTATTTGCAACTATTATCATTTTGATTTTGAAACAGCCACAAAAAAAATGTCATTTAATAATCTTTTGTTATTAAGCGCATCTGTTCCGAAATTTAAAAGCAATAAGGATGATGATGAAAATACGCCTAAAGATTTTACGAGTTTTATAATGAAAAAGCTATAATACAACAGTTAAAACTTGAAGCCTACTAAAATTTTTATCAGTAATATGCCTAATGTTATTTGGTATTTGAACTTTAATACCATCTATGTACTGTTCAGAGAAATGAATTTTAAAAGTAACATTGTCTGGATAAATAAAGCTAGGTAAATTATCTACTTGATTAATAAGTGAATTTTCATCGAAGAAAGGGCATATATCTAAACCCTTTAGATAACTAAAATCAAGTAATTTTTTCTTTATTAATTGCTTGTCTATAATCCATTTAGATTTCTTAAAACTGCCAAAATTATACCAGTAGCGTTTATTGTCAGAGTAAACACCAGAACCAGACTCTTGGTAATTAATAATGTCTACTTTCTTGCAGCTCCAAGCTAAAGTTCCATCAATAAGCAAGCAGTTATTTTTGTTAATTTCAGATAAGTCAGCACACTCAGAAATGCGGTGCATATAAAATATGAATTGATAAGGATGCACTTCTTTTCCTTTATAAAAAGCTTTAGTTGATTTCCATTTTTGCACCAAACCAAACAAGGTACGCATCATCTTATATGCAATTAGCAATTGATCATGATCAATAGTAGTTTTCACATTTTTCCCATCATAAGAACCGCCTAATTCTAGAGCAAATTTAAGCGCAGAATTAAAGTCTTTAGACTTGTTTTTAGAAAACTGAAGTGTGTACATAAGTTACGAAACTACTGAACATAAATGTAAATATAAACAAAATGCCAAAGCCTAAAATCTAATTTTAGCACAAATCTACATATTAAATGGTAAGAGGTGATAATAGCTTGTTTTTCGCGACAGGATTAGACAATTCAGGTCTTAAACAAGGTGCTTCAGATGCTGGAAACATTATTAGCAATTTAGGCAGTAGTATCGCTTCAATAAATCCTTTTGCGGCCCTTGCTGCTGGAGCAGCAGTGGCATTTGCCAGTATTGCGAAAGGAGCTTATGATTTAGCAAAGAATTTTGAGCAAGCAATGAAAGAGGTTGAAACAATTTCTGGAGCTGTTCAAGGTGACTTTCAAGGAATTTCACAATCAGTTTTTGATCTTAGTAACATAACACCTGATGGGCCCGAAAAACTAGCCAAGGCTTATTATCAAATAGTATCTGCTGGTTTTGATGGTGCTGAGGGATTAAAGCTTTTGGAGGTATCGGCCAAAGCAGCTGTAGCCGGAGTTACAGATACGATGACTGCTGCAGACGGTATAACAACAGTTTTAAACTCTTTTAAAATTGCAGCATCTGAAACAGAAAGTGTATCAGATGCTTTATTCAACACTGTAAAATTAGGTAAAACAACCTTTGGAGAATTGTCATCTAGTATTGCGCAATTTGCTCCAATTGCAGCTGCTTCTAACATTCCTTTAAATGAAGTCTTGTCAACTGTAGCAAGTTTGACAAAGCAAGGTGTTCCTACTGCTCAGGCAGCAACTCAAATAAGGGCAGCCATTGTTGGAATTCAGAAAGCAGGATCTTTAGATGGCACAAAAACTTTTCAGGAAAACATGCAATCTCTTTATGATAGCTTAAACGGAAATCAAACAGCTTTATTAAAAGAGGTTGGTAGTATTGAAGCTGTGCAAGCAATATTGGCAGTATCTGGAAAAAATGCTCAAGCAGCGAGTGCTGACTTAGAATCTTACAAAGGTGTAATTGGATCTACGGAAGAAGCATTCAAAAGAATGGCCTCATCTAATGTAAATCAATGGGCTATTTTAGGAAATAGAATAAAGGCTACAACTTCAGGGATTGGTACTGCTGTTTTGCAAGTAAGCAGCGGTTTGGCAAGTTTTCTTAATAAGGCACTGGAAGATACTGATAAAGTTTCCAGAGGGATGAACGAACAGCGGATTAGATTAATTTCTTTGCGTTCTGAGATTCAAGAGACCAACATAGAAGAAAATAGGAGAAAAGAAATACTTGAAGAATTAGTGAAAATAAGTCCAGACGTAATAGGGGCTTTGGACCTAGAAAAAACAGGACAAAAAGAGCTTTTAAAAGCGATTGACACAACAAATGATAGTTTAATAAATCAAATAGTAATTCAAAAAAGGCAAGAAGAAATTTCATTAGTTGCAAGCGATGCTGCTGATTTAGAAAATAAAATTATTGATAAAACATTAAAGCTTAGAGAGGGCATTGCTAAACTTCAAGAAAAACAGAAAATTTCAATTGATGAAACTTTAACTCCATTAGAAAAAGCAAAGGCAATTTATAAATCAATTTTAAAATTAAATAAAGAAAATGGAAGCTTAGCGGAAGCTAATAAAAGTCAAATATTTGCAGCTAGTTCATTAAATGAAGAAGCTAAAGCAATTGAAAAACTTCAAAAAGAATCAGACAATTTACAAGATCAAGTTAATAAATTATCTAAGGTTCGGGAAGATTTAAAAAAGCAGTTTGGAATAGGGGCTTCAAATATAGTTACACCACCAACAGAAACTAATGAAGGTATCGATGAGCCTAAGGAAATAAAAACTTATTCTGATTATTTAAATGACAAAGCTAAATTATATGAAGATTACGAAAATTATGTTGTCCTATTAGGTAAGAAAAAAGCAGACGAAAGATTTAAAACATTGTTATTACAAGGAGATGATTATTCAAAATTTCTTGAATCTGAGTTAGAAAAAGCTAAAACTTTTGAGAAAGAAAAAGCAATTGTTAGAGCTGCTTCAAGTGCTGGAGTAGGATTAAAAAACAGAGAAGAGGTCACACCTTTAAAATTTGATCCTAAACCAATAAAAATTGATATTGAATTAGATACTACTTCAATTAATGCAATAAACAATAGGCTAAAAAAGCTAAATGAAGATTTCGCAAAAGCTAAAAATGATTCTGAAAGAGAGTCTTTAGCACAAAGTATTGTTATTGAACAAAAAAAACTACAAACAGCCCAGGCGTTTTTAAATAAAGAAGAAAGTTTGTATGAAAACATTCAAAGGAATATCTCAGATTTAAACAATAATGAATTACGAGAATACATAGCCTATTGGCAGAAAAGATTAAGGGTAGCTGAAAAAGGAAGCGCACAAGCTGCAGAAGCAGATAGTAATATTGGAAACGCTGAAAGAACTATCTGGAAAAACAGACTTGATCAAATTAACTCAAATTTAGATGAAGTAGCTGCTATATTTCAAAATTTTGGAGATTCAGTAACAGCTGACATTGTAAGGGGTTTACAGGTTGCTGGTGGCCAGCTAAACAATCTTTTTACGAGTCTTGATGAGAACTCTAATA